TGTTTTTAATTGTAGCCATAGTATGGATTTTGTGTAGCCAAAACCAAAAAACAGTGTAGCAACTAATCAACGAAAATGAAGAAATATCGAAGTTGGTGTAAACTGATTGATAATGAGTAGGAAACGGAACGATTTGCGTAAAACTGCCCTGTTCGTAAAGGGCAGCAATATGCAGATTCAGGCAAAAGTTCAGTTACTAAACCGTTACCCGATTTTGCCGTAGGTAACGACGGAGCAATGTCAGGTAACTGAATTATTTTCGCTCGTGTGGCTGTTGCTTCGGTCGGCAGTTTTCTGCATAAGTGAAGAACGCTTTAATTCGGGTAACTTTGCCCATAAAAATTAAAGCGTATGAAAACAGAGAAAATGAAGGTGTTGCTCTACCTCAAAAAGAGCGGTCTTGACAAGTTGGGTAAGGCCCCCATCATGGGACGCATCACACTCGGAAGAAGTATTGCACAGTTCAGCTGCAAACTATCCTGTAACCCCGATTTGTGGAATCCCCGTGAGAGTAGAATGGACGGAAAGAGCCGTGAGGCAGTGGAACTTAACAGCAGGCTGGAGAACCTGCTCCTTTCCATTCAAACTGCCTATCAGTCGCTACTATCAAAAGGTTGCCCATTTGACGCAACCGATGTAAAGGGGCTGTTTCAAGGCAGCGTACAGGCACGCTGCATGCTCATCGAAAGATTTGACAGGCTCATCAAAGAGAAAGAAAACCATATAGGCATTGACATCAAGGAGGAAAGCATATTTGGCTACCATTCCACCCGTACCCATCTGCAGAACTTTATACAAAGGAAGTATAAGGTTTCTGATTTGGCTTTCTCACAACTCACGGAGCAGTTCATCTATGACTTCCAACAATACTTTATGGGTATTTGTGGGTTTCAGGAAAGTACATTCTATAATGCCACTACCCATTTGAAGACGGTGTGCAGATTGGCTTACCGTGAGGGGTTGGCTGATATTCTTCTGTTTGACAAAGTCAAGGTAAGCAAAGGCGACAAGAAACTCCCAAAGGCTCTTGACAGATGCTCACTCGAAAAACTAATGAATATCCAACTTGGGGAGTTGGAGGAGGAAATGGAAACCGCAAGAGACTTGTTTATCTTTGCCTGCCATACGGGTGCTGCCTTTTGTGATCTGATGGAATTAAGTAAGACACATCTTATCCGTGATGATGAGGGAAGCCTTTGGCTGAAGTTCAACAGACAGAAGACAGGCGTACTCTGCCGTATCAAGTTGTTACCCGAAGCCATCAGGATAATAGAGAAGTATCGGAGCGATGAAAGGGGAAGACTATTGCCACAGATGAAGTATGCCACCTATCAGTCGTATCTTAAAGCATTACGCCTAAGAGCAGGCATAGCCTTTCCCTTTACCACGCATACGGCAAGACACACCTTTGCAACGCTCATCACACTGGAACAAGGTGTACCGATAGAAACGGTAAGCAAGATGTTGGGGCATAGCAACGTGAGTATGACCGAACGGTATGCAAAGGTTACGCCACAGAAGCTGTTTGTGGAGTTTGGGCGTTTCCTTTCTTTCACGGAGGATATGCAGATGAGTATTTAGCCATAGAATAGAATCATTAAAACTAAAATCATGATGAGAAGTACATTTAAGACACTGTTTTATATCAACAGACAAAAGACCAAGGCAAATGGTCTGACCTCCATACTCTGCCGTATCACGATAGATGGCAAGAACTCTGTCATTACCACAAACGAAGAATGTAAACCTGCGGAGTGGAATATTAAACAGGGGCCGACAACGGACAAGAAAATCAATCTTCGACTGCAATCATTCAGAGAACTGGTAGAGAAGACTTATCGGGAACTGCTCCTAAAAGACAGAGTAGTAAGCGCTGAACTGCTTAAAAACAGATTGCAGGGCATAGCAACTTCTCCTACCACTTTGTTGGAGCTTAGTAATGCAGAACTACAATCGGTAAAGGAAAGTGTGGGCAAGTCAAAAGCAGAAGGTACATACACTAACCTTTGCTATGCGAATAGAATGCTGTGCGAGTTTATAAAGGACTTAGAGAGTAAGGATATAGAAATCCGAAGTATAACGGAGGAACTGTTTGAGGAATACCGCTTCTTTCTTAAAAAGAAAGGGTTGAAAGGTTCTTCTATCAACAATTATCTTTGTTGGCTGAGCCGTTTGATGTTCCGTGCGGTAAGCCAGCGCATCATTCGTTATAATCCATTTGAGCATGCAGAATACGAAAAAGTAGAAAAGGCTATCCGCTTTCTTATCAAGAGTGATGTGGCAAAGCTGATGGCAATGAAGATATGTGATAGTGATGCCGAACTTGCAAGACGGATGTTCATCTTCTCTTGCTTTACAGGTTTAGCCATTACGGATATGGAACATTTGATGTTTGGGCATATCAAGAGCGCAGCGGACGGACAAATATATATAAGAAAGGAACGTCAGAAGACCAAGGTGGAGTTCATTGTGCCGTTACACCCCATTGCCAAGACGATTATCGAGCAGCAAAGGCAACTACAAGCGGTGAAAGAAGAAAGCAATAACACGAATATGGATAATCGTCTTATCTTTCAACCCTGTTGCAGCAGAAGTGTGTTAGCAGCGAAGTTAAGCATAGTAGGCAAGGCTTGTGGCATCAAGCAACGTCTGTCCTATCACATGGCAAGACATACCTTCGGAACGATGTGTCTAAGTGCAGGTATTCCCATTGAGAGCATCGCCAAGATGATGGGACACGCATCAATTGCAAGTACGCAGATTTATGCGCAGGTAACGGACTGCAAGATTTCGGAGGATATGGACAGACTCATCGCCAAACATCAGGAAAAGAACAAAGAGGATGATAAGGTAACGGTAAAGGAAACTATTACCATAGGTACAATGGCTATTGCCAACACAGGCAGAAACAAAAGCATGGAGGAAACGGCATGAATACGGAAGATGGAATAAAGACCAAGGCTGCAATCCGTCTGGACACGGGGCGCAGCTACTTCGAGTGGGGAAATGGTATGCAGGTTATCCGCAGGGGAAAAGGCGAAGTAGCCATGACCGAGGGCGAGCTTGCAAGGTTCTTCGGAGTTACATGGAGAAAAGTCAATGACAGACTTCGGACGATAACCGAAGAATCCGTCCTGCATCCAGAAGAAAGGGACGCAGACGAAAGGAAAATAGTCACGGATAAGGAGGTAAGGGGCTACGCACCGCTCTACCCATTACCTACAATTATCGCCCTTTCCTTCTTGCTTGACAGCGTAGAAGCCCACCTGTTCAGAAAGCATGTGTGCAGTGAGTTGATGCATCCAAGGAGTTCTGTCATTCCTATCATCATATATGACAGGGGTGTCAATAGCTGAATATGTACCAATCCTTTTTCTTTCACTGTTATCTTACTACATCACTACAATACAAGATAATACGGTGAAAGAGAAAGGATTACGTTGTAGTTGGTAGATGACTATATGTGCACCTACGGTATGACTACATACTACCGATCCATGAACGGAAAGGATATGTTTTTTAGCCGTGGAATGCGGTCAGAGAGGAAAATGACCATTTCGCTGCAACTCCTTGTATCATAGTCTTTTATTTTTTTATCCTTTTTAATTGTAGCCATATTGTAGCCACAACAGAGTATTTTGAGAGTACACGCAGATACTGCTACCCGAAATGCGCACTTGCATTTCTTGGGTTCAAAAGTACAAAAAAGTAGAACATCCTCCAAATTATTGTGGGAAAATGTTTTAGAAATCTTTTGGCTACAATTTTCAGTGCATGGTGCAAGTCTATATATATAGATAGACCTTGCACCATGCACTGACAGTCCCAAAGGTGTGATTGATATGGCAGGCTCAAGATTTTCGCCTACGCATTGGGCAACACGGCAACAAATAACGCATAATGTAAAAAATGCAAAATGGCAATATAATGCCAACAATGGCAATTTAATATTCTTTCTAAAGCCCTATTTGTTAAGAACTTTGCAGCATTATTTCTAACAAAAAGACGGATACATATGAATACAAAGAAACAAAACTCCGGAAGTAATGCAAAATTCTACGTTGTACTTCCGACACTTGAAATCATGCTCTCCGCCAGCAAAAACTGCAAGCTAAGGGCAGGCTATGCCAATATGGAATATTCCAACTTTATGAAACACTGCAAGATGCAGACCGACCTTCGTATCAACACTTATGCAAGATGTGCGGCAGCCTTCGATATGGACGTGCTCTTGATACATCTCCCCAAGGGTATGATTGAGTCCATGATAGCAACCACGCCCCATAAAAGCCTTCGCTTCTCCACAATGGAGCAGGAAGATCTCATCGTCATTCTCAATCGGCTGTGCAAGCTGGACAGTAGAAGATTTAAGCAGCATCTTATGCAGTTATTGCACCAATTGGGGAAGGACTCTGAATTTCCAGACGGATGATAATCCACGGAGAGCAACTATTCAATCCTAAACTGAAAAGAGAAGTGGCATATGACAGAAGAAGACAATTTACAAAAGACGGTAATTGCAGAGTTACGCTCACTAAGGAACGACATGGAGCGGATAGCCGGCTTTATCGTGGAAATGAGACGCGATTATTCCGTTTTGGAGGATAAGATGGAACTCAGTTCCTCCGACGTCATCAGACTCTTGGGCATTTCGCGGGCATCCCTTGCCCGATGGAGGGACACCAACGCAATCCCGTTCAGGTATATATCATGCAACCACGTT